GACTGTGTCGAGTAGCCAATGATGGCGCATCGACACAGCAATGTTTTCCGATCGAATTCGATCCCTATTCGGCTACGAAAAGAAAGGCACGCTCGCCAATCCTGATCCGTGGCTAATGGAACTGTTCAGCGGCGGCGCGCCAAGCGCCGCGGGCGTCTATGTCAGCCCGGTCACCGCCATGGAGTGCGCACCTGTGCGGTGCGCGGTTCAAGCCATCTCTGAGACCATCGGGCAATTGCCCGTGATGATTTATCGGCGCGGCGAAAACAATGCCCGCGAGCGCGCCCAGGATCACCCGCTCTATCCGTTATTGCATGACGCGGCGAACGATTGGACATCGGCCTCGACGTTCCGCGAACAGATCACGCGCGACGCGCTTTTGCAGCCCCATGGCGGCTTTGCGTTTATCAACCGAGTGGATGGCAAGCCCGTCGAGCTTATCCGCCTCAACCCGTATTGGACGCCGGTATTCCCGCGCTACGAAAACGGTGAGCCGACTTACGAAGTCACCGAAAAGGGCCGGACTCGCATCCTGAGTTGGCGCGACGTGATCCACATTCCGTCGCCGTCTGAGTCGCCGCTAGGTCTGGGTCTAGTCCATGACGCCCGGCAAGCTATCGGCCTGGCGATGGCAATGGAACGGCACGCCGAACATTTATTCGGTCGCGGCGCACGTCCTGCCGGCATTCTGAAATTCAAGGGCAAGCTCGATCCGGCATCGTCGGCGCGCATGAAAGCGAGTTGGCAAGCGACCAACGGGGGCCATCAAAGCGGCGGCACGGCGGTGATCGAAGAAGGCGGCGAGTTTCAGCCGCTCACTTTTAGTTCCGTTGACGCGCAGTTCATGGATATGCGCAAGTTTGCAATAGAAGAGATTGCGCGACACTTCCGCATTCCTCCGGTCTTTTTGATGGACTACGGCCGCGCCACTTGGAGCAACGCGGAGGCGATGGGCAATCAGTTCCTTACGTTCTGTCTGCTTCCGTGGATTAAGCGTTGGGAAGGTGAGTTTGCCCTAAAGCTCTTCACGCCCGAGGAGCGGCAGACCTACTTCGCAGAATTTAACGTTGACGCGCTGTTACGTGCCGACTTCGACAAGCGCATGGATGGCTACCAAAAAGGCATCGCTGCTCGAATCTTTAACCCGAATGAAGCGCGGGCGCTCGAAAATCTGCCGCCGTATGAAGGCGGCGACAAATACGAAAATCCGAACACAAGCTCGCCGCTTCCCGTGGTGCCCGCATGACCACGGAAATGACGCACCGCGCGTTCTTTGGCGACGGCGAAAGAGATTTCAAAATCACGCCCGAGCTTATCATTGAGCTTGAGCGCAAGACTGGCGCGGGCATCGGCGGCTTGTGCCGACGCTTGTTCGCTGGCGACTTCAAGCACGCCGACGTGACCGAAACTATCCGGCTTGCGCTGATCGGTGCCGGCACGTCGCCGAAGGACGCTGACGCGCTCGTTGCTGCTTATGCCGTCAATCGGCCGCTTTCGGAAATCTATCCGCTCGCCGTCTCAATCCTCGAAACGCTGTGGTTTGGTGCGTCAAAAAAAGGCAACGGCGATGCAACGGCTTGAAATCAAGTCACAGTTCGGCGTTGACGATACCGGCGCGATTACCGGCAAAGCGTGGGTTTTTGGCACTGCCGATCGCATGGGCGACATTATCGAGAAGGGGGCGTTTATCTCTCCGTCTCAACTTCCGATGTTGTTTGCGCATGATCCGGCCGAACCTGTCGGCGTTTGGGACGAAATCGCTGAAACCGACGACGGCCTGTCTGTAAAGGGACGGTTATTGATCGCTGACGTAGCACGCGCACGCGAAGTTCGCGCGCTTGTACAGGCCAAAGCGATCACCGGGTTGTCGATTGGCTATAGCGTCAAGAAGGCGACTGGTCGCAAGGGCGGCGGTCGCATTATCCAATCGCTGGAATTGGCCGAAATCTCGTTGGTCACGATTCCAATGCATCCCGGCGCACGGGTTACCAGCGCGAAATCGGCTTCGGACTTGTTCGCAATCGCGGAAGCCATCAACCGGGCCGCTTTGGCGTTCCGTACAACCAAGGAAAGCGTTCTATGAATACCGCTGCAAATCGAATTGAACTCAAGAGCGACGATGACAATCCCGCCGACGTTGTGACAAAAGCGCTCGGCGAACTCAAGGAGTCCGTTGACGTTCGTCTCAAGGCAATCGAAACCAAATCGGTTGACGCCACGAAAGTCACCGAACGCCTCGACAAGCTCGAAGCAAAATTTAACCGGCCGTCCGCAAACGACAATAACGACCCGGCGAACGACGATAAGAAGATCGAAACCAAAGCGTTCGGGAAGTTCCTACGCGGCGGTCGCGAGTCTCTCGGCGCTGACGAAATCAAGAGCCTCGTGGTCGGCGACGATCCACGCGGCGGCTATCTCTCGCCTCCGCAATTCGTGGCGCAGATGATTCGCCAGTTGGTTCAGTTTTCTCCGGTGCGCGCCGCTGCGCGCGTCGGCGCAACGGGCAATTCGAGCGTGGTCCTGCCGGTGCGAACGGGCGTTACAAATGCCCTTTGGGAAGACGAGACCGAAACTGAGACCGAGTCCGATCCGGCCTTCGCGCAGGTTGAAATCGCGGTTCGCGACCTGAAAACCTACACGGATGTTTCCGTGAAGCTGCTCGAAGATTCGGCCATCGATCTTGAGGCCGAGCTGAGCGACGCACTGGCCAAGGATTTCGGCAAAAAAGAGGGAACGGCGTTCGTGAACGGCACGGGTGTCAAACAGCCGCGCGGCCTCATGGTCCACCCGGCCGTGAGCTACTACGCGGGCGGCGACGCCTCCAATCTGACGGCAAATGGTATTATCGGCCTCTTTCATGCGTTGCCGCCTGCTTATCGGCAGGTCGGCGCATGGATGATGAACAGCACCACGGTCGGCGCGGTTCGTAAGCTGGTCACCAGCGGTTCCGGCGCGCCGTTGTGGGTTGACTCGCTGGCCGCGGGCAACCCGCCGACAATCTTGGGTCGCCCGGTTATCGAGGCCATCGACATGCCGTCTGTCGCGGCGAACGCCTTCCCGATCGTGTTTGGCGACTTCAACAGCGCCTATCGCATCTATGACCGCATTGGGATGACGTTGCTTCGTGATCCGTTCACCCAAGCAACGAATGGTCTGGTCCGCTTTCATGCGCGTCGGCGCGTCGGCGGTGACGTGGTTCTGCCGGAAGCAATTCTCAAGCTGAAAATCGCGACCAGCTAACGAACAAAGCGCGGACGCAATGACGCGCCCGCGCGTCCTCTCACTCAATCGGAAGAAAATAACTATGCGTGACCTTATCCACAACCAGTCTTTCCAAATCGCCATTGCGCCCGTCGTGGTGACGACCAACGCCGCGCAAGTCGGTAATTGGATCAATATCGCCGGCTTCGACTCGTTCGGATTCTCGATTTTTACCGGAGCGATGACCGGAACGCCGACGTTCACCGTTTTGGTCGAGGAAGCCAACGCGGCCGATCAATCCGACAATGCTGCGGTCGCCGCTGGCGACTTGGTGAGCCGCATCGAAGGAGTCGATCCGGAAGTAACGGCTGCTAACGATATCGCGGAAGCAAATGCCGTGACCAAAATCGGCTACATCGGCAACAAGCAATTCGTCCGCGTCACCGTCACGCCCGCAAGCAACACCAGCACGGCGCTTGCGGCGATTGCCACGCTTGGTCATGCGAGCGTGCGGCCCGTTTCCTGATGACCCCCAATGCGGCACGCAACTGACACGGCGCTGAAAGGCGTTTTTTGTGGAGCAAGGGCCGTCTTTCTTCGCCCGTCGTTGCGTGCCGCAGCTACCCTCGAATCCCGATACGGATTTGACCGACTCTTCGCCGCGTGTGTTGACGGCAATCTAACCGTCATCGCGGACGTGATCCGAACAAGCTCGACAACTGATACCAGCGATTTTCTGAAAAGCATTGCCGCCATGCCGCTCATTGAAGTTATGCCATCGCTTTTGGAAGCGCTTCCGGCGCATATTCTCGCGTTGGCTGGCGTTGATCCGCCGGATGACAATTCGGAATCGCGAAGCGGCGAGAAAATTCCCTATCCTGAATACCACGCAAAACTTTATCGCATCGGCACTGGCTGGTTAGGCTGGTCGCCTGACGTGACGTGGAACGCCACGGCTGCGGAGATATTGGAAGCGTACAGCGGGCATATTGAAAAGCTGCGCGCAATTCATGGCGGGAAGGAAGATGAAACCCGCACAACGGACAAGCCGGAAAATGCCGTTTTTGACCGCGCCGGATTAGCGAAACTCAAAGCCATGGGCGGCGCGTCATGCCGATGAAAGGACCACGCATCTGTAGCTG